TCCCGCCAAACTTAGCTGTATATTCTGCAGCTTTTTTAGTATCAAAAACTCCAGTAGCTATAGAAGTAAATGGTTTTTCTTTTGTTATAACTGGAGTATCTTTTATAAAAGATTCAGCTTTAAGTCTAGGTTTACGTAATTTTCCATATTTTTTTTCTAATTGTTCTAACGATAGTTCAGTTCCATCATTTCTTATAAGTTGTCTAATAGCAGTTTGACCACTACTGTCTTTTTTTCTTGCTAATCTTCTAAAAAAACGTACGCGGTCTAAACTTCCTAGTGTTTTAATCTGTAATTCTTCATCTTGATTTAAAAGCCAGTCACCATAAGCCTGATTCTGTGGAACTCTACCTGTAATACTTGGGCGGGTATCTAAAAAAGTTTCTGGTGGTTCTTCTAGTCCAGGATATTTTTTCTTTAAATTTTTAAAATCTACTACTGGAACTGTTGTTGATCTGCAATTAAAATGCTGAGGTGGTGTTGGTCCTTTATTATATGCAAACTCTTGCCCATCTAACCTTTGACAGATAGGACTTGTTCTGGAATCTAATGTAGCTACATATTCATATTTAGGAGCTATTTTTTTATTAGCGGCGTAAACTGCCTGACTAGCTTCGTTTCTAACTTGATTTATAGATGTTCTAACTATAGTCTGAACTTGATAATTAGCTAATTTAATACTTTCACCGCCACGATTAGCTAAACGTTTTACTGTCTGTTTACCCATACTACGAGCAGTTTCAAATTCTAATTTTCCTACTAATCTTCTTGCTATCTGCTGTGTAGTTTGACCAGAAAATACTCCAGATCTTATAGCTAAAGCTAGTTTCTGCTGTTGACCTACAGCTATTCCTCTAAATGCTTTTTCTACAGTATCTCCATTAGGTAAAGTTATTGTTGCGCCTTGTCTAGCAGTTAATTCGAATTTACCCGAACCAAAATTTTTAAAATCATCTTCTGTAAATTTAGAACTGGTAAAAATATTAACCTGTGTAGGGTCTGTATAAATTACTGATTCTGCATATTTAGGACTTATAGCAACACTGTTGATTGGAATATTACCTGAAGCAGTTACTTTTTTTAATTCATCTACAATAAAATCACGTTGAAGTAAAGCTACACCTTGCAACTGACTTTTAAAATCTTTAGCAGATGCAGTTGACCATTTATTAAGACTATCTTTAGCCTGTTTTATTATTGATCTTAATCTTTTTCTTGTCTGTGGAGCTACAATTACTGCTTCGCCTGCTTTTGCCTGGGCAATATTTATCTGTTTTAGTTGTTTAGCAGCAGAAATAATTACTTTGTTATAGGTAATTGCATATTCTTTAGCAACTTTATTACTAAATCTATTTAAATCAATTGTTTCTCTAAAAAATACCTCAGGAATAGACACATTAATTATCTTCCTCTACTGGTTCCATGTCTATTAATCCGCCATTCTGCGTACTTTCTAGCTCTTCTTCTACATTAAAATCATCTCCGAGTACTTCATTTTCTGATAATTGATCTAATAATGTTTTCTGGCTTATAGTTCCAGCTGTATAAAGAGCAAGTAGAGCCTGTATTTCTTGAGGTTCTAATCTAGCAGCTAAGAAATCTCTATTAACAAAACAGTTACCAGAAGAACTTTCATTTAAGTATTCAGAATGAAATTTTAAACAATTATCAATTAAATCCTGCATTTGTTGAGCTATAACCTGCATTGTACTATCGCCTTGACTCCGATCAATTTTTTTAGATTCTGCTGTTTCTGCAGATAATTTTTGACCAAGAACAGCTGCTAATCCAAGTTCATTTATTTGTTTTTCTAACTGGTTTAATCTTTCAAACTGGCTACTATAACTATTACCTGTAGGTTCTATATATTTAGCATCTGATTCACTCGGTAAAGATAGAGCTTCTCCAGGTCCCGCAGAAACTTCTTCTGCACTTGCAGGAAAACCAAAAAATGCAAGCATAGGTACAGATGAAATATGTAGCTGATTATCTAAATCTGATTGAATTTGATATGCTTTTAAATTTAATTCTGCTATATCTGCTAAAGGTGGGCGTGATTCAAATAAACCAATTCTATTAGCATAAGCAACAGAAAAAGGTATTTTATCTAAAGAAGTAGTTCCTTCATCAAATAAAGAATATTCACTTTTTTTATTTTTTCTATGAATTTCATATCGACCAGGTTCTAAAACTCTAACCTGTTGTATTACCTGTTCACCATATTTTCCTTTTGGTTCTATTACTTTTTCTAATAGTCTTAATTGTGTTAATTGTCTAGAGCCATCTATAATCTCAGTTCTCCAGCCTAAAATATCACGCGGTGTATATGTTACCCAATAAGGCCTAGTCTTATTTCCTTCTTTTGGTGCATCTACTAAAATTCCTACATGTCCATATCTAATAGCTATTCTTGTAGTATTGTAAAGCCAAACATTAAGATCATTCCCTTCTAAATCTACATCAAACAATTGAAGTCTAACTAAATCAGAAATATCATCTAATCTAATTGGTTTTCTGGTTAACATACCAGCTAACATTCTTTCCAATCGTTGGTAATATGGCGGGCAAACACTTCGAGATAATCGGGCATCATAAGAATCATCAGTTTCACGCGGTTCCTGAAACAAATATTTTCTATGCTGTGATCTTATTGAAAAAGTTCCTTCGTTTAAATCTTCTATTAACCCCCAATGGGCAAGCATGCGCTGATAGGCAGAATTAGGAGAATCTACATCAGAAACTGCTAGAGCAACTGGATTATTATAAATTGATTGAGTGCTATACACAGTTTTTCCTCATAATACCACTTACTAATAAATTCTAATACCAGTTCTGGCACCTGCCCGAGAATAAACCATATTAAATTCTCTATAAATAAGATAACCTAAAGCATCATTCATGTGGTCATATCCATTTTGTTTATCAGGGTCGCCTGTTCTTTCATCATAACTTTGAAGTTCTAAACATTCAATTAAGCGTCTGCAACTGGCATGAATCTCCATACGCACCCGTCCTTTGGAGTTTTCCAACATTGCTTGTACTGTAGCCACTCTGTCTTTGATGGGCGGATTACTTCTGAGCGCCATGCTTGTAAATCCATAACTTTCAAGAATTGCAATATCTGTCTTTGAAGCGTTGATTGTTGATCTTGCGGAGCCAGAAGCATCAGGGTAAATTAATATTTTGTTTGAAGGATAGCGTCTGCGTAATTCTTGCGCCAGAGCATCAGTATCTTTTTGTTTAGAAATTTCATCAATTATGTATAATTTTTCTCCTTCTTGTACTCCTATTACGCAGTTACAATTCATAACATTGAAATCTATACCAACTTTTAAAATTTCATGTACTGGGTCAAAGTGTAATTTATTTATTACATGTTTTGTTCGATCAAATCTAGAATAAACAGCGCCTGTAGTTAAGTTAGTAAAGTTTCCGTTTAGATATGCCTGGATTAATTGGGGTGGATAGTTTTCTAGCAAAGAATCAATAAAACCTTCTGGTAAATATGGATTATCGCTAGTTTTAGCTTTTATTAATCTAGTATCTTCTTTAGCATTTTTTTCAAAAGTTTCAAACGCCCAGGAATGACCTTCTGGAGTAGTAGTAGCATAAAATTGCTGAACATTACCTGATCTTAATCTGGCTAAAGCCATATTCATAGCTTGTTCTGCATCTCGTTTATTAACTGTATCTGCCTCATCAAACCCTACAGCGCAAAGGTTTTGACCACGTAAACGTTGATAAGTAAGAATAGTTCTAAGTAAAATTGTATGGGTTCCTTCCTGAAACGATAGAACATATTCTGGAAGTGGACTAGCTCTAAATGTATATGGTATTTCCCATTCTTCTAGTAAATCATTCATAGTTCGCATTAAAATATCACGGAGCATAGGAGACGTAGGTTCAAAAACAGCTGATATATGGCCAACATTCATAGCTGCAAGCATAAAAGATTTAGATACTAGAGCATAAGTTTTACCTGCACCGAATCCACAAACTAAAGCTAATTTTCTATGTTCGGTATCATCACAAAATTTTTCTTGATGCGGTAGTAAATTTTTTTTTATTTTAGTTACTACTTCTTCTGCAGAAGGCAGTTCATACATACCATTTCCGCTTAATACATGACCTTGTTTAACAGAATCTAAAAAACTCACGAGCAAAGATCAGCTAATTTTGCAGCTGTATTTATGGCACCTAAAGCAATATGAAACTGACCTGCGCGTCTAGCTTCCATTTGTAAAGTAGAACATTGAGCCAATAAATCAGCAATCATTTGTGGTCTTTCAATATCCCAATCTTTTTTAATATCTTCTCTAGCTTTTTTTAAATAATTATCAACTGTAGCTTCTGACACCCCCCAGTTTTCCCTAGCATACCTTAAACAATCTGACCTTCTTCCACCTGTTGCTATTATCCGAGAAAGCTTTTGTACTCTAAGATCTATCTCAATTTTGCTTGATTCAGAAGCTGCCATTTAAATATTTTCTGTTTTGAACCAATGGTTATATATTTCTAATGCTACACGCTGTGTCATAAAAGGGGGAACTGACATACCCATAACATACCTCGGGTCAGACTTTAAAAAGTTAAAATCTTCTGGAAAAGTCTGTAATCTTTTATTTTCTTCAGCACTTAAAGTACGCGGTGATTGCCAGTGAGTCATTCCAGAATTTGCAAGAATAGTTGGCGAAGG